TTATATCTTTACCAAGAGCAACTGCTTGCTTTATATGACTAACAGCAGATTGAGCAGCAGCAAAAGCCAGACCAATAGTTATAGGATCCATTATCTACCTTCATATTGTTTCTCTACCATCTGATTATGGAGTCTGTCAGTGCCACCAAACATTCTTGCTGTATAACGATTATCAATATTCTTTTGATTATTATAAACTGATACCGATGGATAGAACTGTTGTTGAACTATCATCTGTCTGCTGTATACATCAAATCCAGGAGTGAAACCCATTGCTTGGATAACTACATTCTGAACTGCTTTCTGCGCTTCCAAGTCAGATGCCTTACCCATTTGATTAGCAAGGTCTTTACCTTTTTCTACTGCTTCTGCTTTTGCTGCAGCTTCTCTTCGTTCTTGGAGTGCTTGACGAGCAGTTGGTGCTGCTGGTTTATCAGATGACGCTTGAGCAGTATTAGTATTCTGTGGCGGAGAACTGCCTCCAGTGCCTTTCGGAGCATCATCTTTTCTTTCCTCTTGTTTACCACCACCCTTTGGTTCGTTCTGAGCCATTTGTTGTTGTGGAGCAGGTGGGGGTGGTGCTAACTGAACTGCTGCTGGTGATCCAGCAGAATTTGTACTTGGTGGCGGAGGAGCAATTGCTTTGTCCACATTACTATCACCTGTTTTTGAAACTCCGACAGAAACTGCGCCATCGGAACCAACTGTAGCTGAAACAGTTGTTGTAGAAACAGGTTGATTGGCAGGATCGTTTCGTGCCACTGTACCTGCAGTTGCTACTATTGATGCTGTGCCTTGCTGTTCAAGAACCATTTTAGTCGCATAAGCAGTGGCATAATTGGGGCAGGTTCTATCATACAATCCATCTAGTGAACATTGTTGTGCTTTATATGCTGCAGCGTAACCAGTACAAGTTGTAGAATAAAGAGGATTAGCAGTACACTGTTGATTATGATATGCTGCAGCGTAACCAGTACAAGTTGTAGAATATAATGGGTTGATTGAGCATTGTTGATCTAGGTAAGCTGCTGCATAACCTGGACATCCAGTGTCATATAGTTGATTAGCTGTACACTGTTGAGTATAATATGCGTCAGCATAACCAGAACAAGATGCAGAGTATAGTGGATTGATTGCACATTGCTGATTGGTATATGCAGTTTGATAACCAGAGCAGCTTGTTGAGTACAATGAGTTAGCCGAACATTGCTGTTCTAAATATGCAGCTTGATATCCAGAACAAGTTGTTGCAAAAAGTGGATTTGTTGTGCATGGGTCAATAACAACTGGACTTTGTCCAGTAGTCCACTGAGTCAATCCTGGAATTGAGAAAGTATTCGATGCAAGCCCACCTTGCTGAAGAACAGCAAACTCTCCTTTAGAGGCATCACCAATCACTCCGATTGCTGGTGAATTGTATGATACTAATGCACCAGTCCAACGCATGTCAATACCACCCGTGCTGTCAACTTTTAATTCAAAACTAGTTTTGTTTTGAGGTGAACCTAATCTCTCAACATTATACCATCCATAAGTCATTGTATTTGTTGTACCCAATGAATAGTGATTATTACCAGAAGCCCCATACAAATCGTCTTGCATCATAAGAATGCTATAATTATATGCGGATGGAGTATTTCTGTCTATGGTAATACCATTACAGCAAAAAGTATTATTAGCTGGAAACCCAGTTACAGCTGGACCAAACTGAACAGCACCATTACTATACATGGTAGAATTGGTAAAGTTCTTATCAAAGAATGGGAAAGTGAAACCTAATGGTACATTTGCGTAACCATCGTCCCATAGTTGATAAGCAGTTGCTGCTGGATTATTGTTGATGTTTTGTAGTGGCTGTGGGTTAGCCATAACATTTAGTGACAGCGGACTTCCAGGAATTGGAATTGTCACTACTTGTGAGTGTGCTACTGAAACACTCAGTAAACAACCAAGCAAAAGAACTACCAGAGACTTCACTGGTTATTCCTTGCTCTTAACTTTCTGTGGTTGGCGATCTGGTGCTGCTGCCCAAATTTCTTTGGCAGACTCACCGATTTTACCATCAACTGGGCATGGTGTACCAGCATTCATCATTGCTGAGAATACTCGTTCATCTTGACACATAATGGAAACCGCAGCAACTTTCATACCCATGTCGTAAATGCCACGAGCGAGTTTTAATCGTTCGCAATTTTTATCGACCATGGTAGAACCAAAGCTGATACCTAGGATTTGAGTTTGTGCTGCGCCAGATACACCTACTGCGCAAACATCAGAGTTGATAACGGTAACTGCTGGTGCAACAGCAGTTGGGGGTGGGGACTTAACTGTAGTTGTGCTAGTAGAGTTAGAGTCTGTGGTGCTTCTTGAGGTCGAGTCAGTAACGATGGGATCTGCCATCGCAGTAGATGTAGTCATAACAAAAAGCACCGCTGTAGCGATCTTTTTGTACATTTGAATTACCTTTTTTTATATTGTTATTGGAATCCATAACCAAACTGCTTGTGACATAATAAAGGCTCCAAGTGCTCCGACTACAACACTGGCTTTAAACATATTTTGATTAACTGCTAGAATACTAGCTGTCAATAAAACAATTGCTATTTGTAATAAACTGCCTGCGTAAGTATAAAAAGGACTACGCTGTTTAGCTACCGCTCGTTCAGCTTCTAATCCTCTTGCCTTCGCCATCAATTCAACTTTACCCTCTCCAGTTTTTGGATCGGATTCATATCTGTCAATCTTACTTTTTAATGCTTCTGATTTTTTCTTGTCATTAGAACGAACGGCATCGTCATATGCCATTTCTGCTAAAGTTTGTTTAATAGACTTTGCCTGAAAAAATGCCCACGTATTGTTTGCTTCAATCGTATTATTTAATATTTTACTAGAATTTGAACCACCAACTAATGTGTTTATGGCTAGTAATGCTGCAAGTATACAGATTACCATCCCTGCTTTGTCTTTTATCTGCGCTTCTCTTTCAGAACGAGATAGTTGTTTTACTTCTGCCATCGAAATATTCCTATTGTAGTTATTATAAAATTATTTAGGAATGGTCGGATTACCGACTGAAGGTTGCAAATCTTCTACTTCTTTTTCTATAGTTTTTGCTCGTTCTTCTTCAGTCACTGGAGTCATTCTTCTTCCTGCAGAGTCATACTCAATAGTCTTAACTGAAACTCCTGGAGCAGTATCTCTATTCGGTTTAAGAAATTCTCTAACACTTGTCATAAAGTGGTTTGCTTTAGGGGTCGAATATGTATTCGGGAGAGTATTAAATAACTCTGGCTCCCAATCTTTCGTATGAGTCTGTTCTGTTACAGCAAGATCTTCTTCAGTTACAGTATCGGTCTGAATGGGTGTAACTTTATCGGAAGACTCAATATTATCTTCTATATTTAAAATATGTTCTTGTGGTGGTTCTTCAGCAGGTAAAGTTCCAGCATCAATTATTTCTTTTTTATTACCACGTGACATATTCCAGTTCGCTGCGATCAACAATAATACAGCCAATGGATCGAACACTACCACAATAAGCATCGTAACAAAACGAACAGCCTTCTCTAAAATATCAGTATCAGGATTGTCACCATACAATACTGCTGCAATATATTTTATTGGACCAACTTCGGCTTCGACTTTGCGGACTTCGCTGGCGATCGGGGCACGTTCTTCGTTGTACTTGGCGATCTTGGTTTGCGCTGCACCGATTTCGTTGAGGATTCTGGCTCTGTCTTTTTGCTGTCCTCTACGGATGGAGATGGAACGATCGGCTCCACTGGCTTCGGTTGTTCTGCTGAGGGTTTGATCCACTTGAGCATCGAGTTGAGTAAGTTCTTTACGACTTGCATTAATGTTCTCCTTTTCGGTTTTAATTTTCTCATCAATGAGAGCTAACTTTGATTGAACATCACCTGTTGGTATTGCTTGATCTAAATGGGCTTTTGATAAGAAACCAAAAATACCCATAGAAGTTAACATCATCAAAATTAATAATGATACTGTGAAATATGACTTCATAAGTTTTGGAATTTCTTTCCAGTTCCTATAAAGCCATGATGCAACTACAAGTTTTGCTGCTTCTAACAACGAACCCATAATGGCAATCGGTATCACTGCTGCAGCAAAAATTGCGCAAAGTCCAGCAATGGCGTACCATGCTGCAACAGCTGAAAGGGATAATGCTACTGCGAATAGTAGATATGTCATAGTTTATTTTTTATATGAGATCCATGCACTCGAACAGATATCTGTCCATTATAGTATGCATCGGACTCTAGTACTTTCCTTGCAAATTGCTCTCGTGCCTCGATATAAGAACACTCAGCCTTTGATTGACAAAAGAATAAAATCTCTCGAGTAAAGGATTCCTTACCCAGAGACTGTATATCTTTATTTAGTTCTTCGCTGGAACCATAATAATCTAACCAATCAGAATCTATCTTAGATTTGATTTTCTTTCGTTTCTTAGTCCCATTTTTTAATGTGACCATTTTGTAGGATGTTTTCGAAAACTTTGCTAGTTTCTTCCCTACATACATACGACTGTTGGCTTTGTTCGTAATTAAATAAACAAAGCCAACACATTTTTCAGGTAACTCTTCAACGATTTTATTATCAAATGTCCACATAGTGGACTATTTATTCGTCCTCGTCTAGTCCTTCTTCTTCATAGATATCAGAACTACATAGCGGACAGTGGACAATATCTTCAAAGTTAAAGTCGTCACCCTTTATGGTAATCTTACCTTCTGCATCACAATGATTGCAATGAAATTGTTTTACTATCATACTGCTTTCCCCCATACGTCATTCCAGCTACCAGATAAAGCACCTTTAGCGTAGTCAGTTACACGATTCTCAAAGAAGTTACCATGCACTGGTGCGTTAATCATTTCTTCGACCCATGGTAGTGGGTTACGTTTAACTTTGTAAATACCTTTCATACCGAGACTAATTAATCTACGATCTGCAATGTAACGAATGTATTGTTTAACATCAGATGCTGACAGTTCACGCATGTCACCATTGGCATAGCATAGATCGATAAATTTATCTTCAAGTTCAACCATCTTTTCAGCAATGGTATAAATCTTTCCTTTAAGTTCATCATTCCAGATTTCATTATTTTCTTTAATGAATTCTTTAAACAAACGAATCATATTCTCCGAATGCATCGTTTCATCAACAATAGACCAAGTAACGATCTGTCCCATACCCTTCATAATACCATGGCGTGGAAAATTCAACAACATGATGAATGAAGAGAACAACTGCATCCCTTCAGTGAAAGCACTGAACACGGCAATGTGGGTTGCAGTTGAAGCCAATGTTCCATTTTTGGAACTTAATTCTGTAACGTAATCATGCTTATCTCTCATCTCTTGATATTCAAGAAATTCATTGTAAGTTGATTCGGGCATTCCGAGTGTTTCAATCAGATGAGAATAAGCAGCAATGTGAAGTGCTTCACGTGCAGCAAACCCCATAAGCATCATACGAATTTCAGGCTGAGGGAAGTAAGGTAGATAATTATTAACATAGCCACCAGCCACATCGATATCACCCTGTGTAAAGAAACGAAAGATATTTGTGAGGAACTGCTTTTCTTCATTAGTTAGTTTCTTTTTCCAGTCTTTAACGTCTTCAGCCATTGGAACTTCTGTATGAAGCCAATGACTTTGTTCATGCTTTAGCCATGCGTCATAAGCCCATGGATAATTAAATGGTTTAAAATATGTTCGTTGATCTGTTAGATTTGATTTTGTTTTTGCTATCATTCTTTTACCCTAAATTTATATGCTATGCTTATTCTTTGATTTGTACAATATACTGATGGATCAAATGCCATGTGAGATAACTTTGAGTTAAATATAACTGCAGAGTTTGATCTCGGAAATACTGATAACATTACTCGGTTTGGATCTTCTGGTGATAAGAAGATTAAATGTCCACCATATTCTGGTTTCCAATCAGCCTGAAAGAAATATACTATACTCCCACAGATTCCAGGTTCATCTGGTGGAACATCCTCATGTATATGTCCTGCCATTCCATGTGATTGTCCATTTGCGTAGAGACGCATTGTCTCTACTTCTGCATTTAGATAATCTTCTGTTCTGAATTTAAACAACTCTTTAATATAGTCAGACTTCATTAAGTCCTTATACCAGAATTGTCTTACCCTGTTTCCCTCAAGTAAATTATTGTTGGGACTAGCACCAAAAACCCATTCGTGATTCAATAGTTCTTTATCAACATTATCATATTCTTCTTTTGAGAAGAAAGAGTCCCACTGATTTATACCTTCTAACATTATTAACCTTCACATGCCAAACAATCATTACCTTCTGTTAGTGCATGAAGATCAATCTCTTTAATAACCTCACGTTCGATACGCTTAGAGACTTTATCTGCTTTGGCGATCTTATCACTACGACAGTAGTACATAGTCTTCAATCCCTGTTTCCATGCTTGGAAATGCACAGCATGGATATATTTGATATGACTATCTGGTCTAAAGAACACATTCAACGATTGTGCTTGGTCAATATATTCTTGTCTGTCGGACGCATGTTGAACGACCCAACGCTGGTCGATTTCCATAGAAGTCTTGAAAACATCTTTTGTCCATTCGTCCATCCAATCGAGGTGCTGAACTGAACCATCATTCGCAATGATACTAGACCATACTTCGTCTGCCCAACCTTCTTTATGAGTTTTTGATTCATTCTGAATAACCACATCAAGGTAACGATTCTTGTTTAAGTGAGAACCTGAGAGAGTATCTTGTCGATACGCATTGGCACGGTAAGGTTCAATACTAGGACTAGTATTCCCCATAAGAATGGAAGAAGAAGCATTGGGAGCAATAGCCATAAGATGACTAAACCTATATCCAGTACCCACACAATCTGGTGCTTCTCCACGCTCTTTGCCCAATTCAATATTCGCTGCATTTAATTTCTCCCTAATTGTTTTGAAGATCTGCTTGTTTCTACCAACAGACATCGGAGACTCCCATGGGAGATTATTCTTTTGAAGATAGGCATGCCAACCTAGTGCACCAATACCAATGCTGCGTTCACGTTGTGCAGAATACTTAGCACGTTTAATAGAAGATGGTGCATGATCAATAAAATACTGGAGAACATTATCGAGCATCTCAGCTACATCTTTTAAGAATAAAGGATGATCTTTCCATTCATCATAGTATTCCAAATTCAATGATGATAAACAACAAACAGCTGTTCGCTTCTCATTAGTTGGAAGAATGATTTCAGAGCAAAGATTAGACTGATTGATTTTTAATCCAAGATCCTTCAAATGTTGAGGCATCTTACGATTTGATTCATCAATGAAATGTAGGTATGGTTCACCAGTCATCATACGCATTTCAAGAATGCGTTGCCAGAGTTCTTTTGCAGAAACTGTTTCACGAATTTCTTTTGATGCTGGATCAACTAAATCCCACTTATCATCTGCTTCTGGATCAAGCATACTATTTTCGATGATCTGCATGAAACGATCAGGGATATTAATCCCATGGTGCATATTTAATGTTCTAAGATTTTGGTCGCCTGTTGGCTTGCGCATCTCTAGAAAATTTATAATGTCTGGATGGTCAATAGACAAGTAAGCAGCATAACTGCCACGACGAGTCCTTCCTTGCCTGTAAGCCAGCGAGGAAGCATCATACATTTTAAGATGAGGCATAACTCCAGTACTTTTATCGTCAGCCGAACGAATACCAAAGCCAATCCCAACACCACCGCCCAACATACTAAGCCAATTTGTCTCAGATAGATTATCAACTAGACCCTCCGCTGTATCTTCAATATAATTAAGGAAGCATGATATAGGCAGACCACGCTTACTGCGACCAAAAGAAAGAATGGGAGTAGAATAACTGAGCCAATGATTGCTACTGTAGTCGTATAATCTCTGCGCATGTTCTTCATTACTCCCAAATGTTTTACTGACAAAGGCAAATCTTTCTTGTGGACTTACCTCATCATCCTTCATGTAACTTTCTTTTAATCTAATTCTACCCAACTCGTCAAACAAACTATCTCGGTTGTAGTCAACCTTTATGCCATGCATAACACTTTCCATACTTCGCCCCATTATTCTTTATAGTTTTATTAAATCATTTGCCAAAGGAAATACTTCAGCAATAACTTTTGCACACGCTCGTGCTACTTCTTGATGTTCTTTTTGTGTACCATTTGCAGATCGGAGTTCGATAAAATGAATCCAGCTACGCAACGTACCATTCATGTACAAACGAGAAACAGTTAGACCTTCTGGCAATACTGCTCTTGCTTGTTCTTTGGCAATACCATTGGTGATTGCCCAGTCATAAGCATTTCTTGCTTCTTCAATCACTCGCTTCTGTCTTTCTTCCCACCATGCTGCCAATGCTAGATTTTCATTCTCAACGCTATTTTGACGATTCTTCGTATCTTGGAGTCGGGCTTCTCTAAGAACGAAAGATAAGTCTTTGGTTGGATCTGCATATCGTTGGCTAAATTCTTGGAAAGAGAAAGAGCGATGTCGCAAGATTTGTCTTGCTATATCACGAGTTGTTTCAATTTCTAAACATGCACTAACCATCTCTAAAGGTGACCAGTGCTGATGCTTAATTAAATACTTAATTAACTTCTCTGATGTCTCTGTGTTGAATTGGTTACTTGGATTGCTCACACGTGCACAGAACGCAACCAACTCCTGTACATCTAACAAACCCTCATCATACATCTCACGAGAGGGTTTACTATAACTAATCATTCTAACATTCATATTTTTTTCCATGTACTAAATTTAAGACTCGCTTCAATACCTGTGAAGGTATTTGTATTTATCGTCTCTAAAATCTCATCTATGGTCATTCCGCTATGTAAAAATATATCATTTATATCTTTTTGTTGGATATGTTCTGGGAACATACAAACAGAATAACCTGCCTTTATATTTTTGTCAAGAAGTTTCACAATCTCTTTACTTCTTGGCTCATTATCCATTATTAAAGTTGCATTAGTAAGTAACTGCCTGATAGTAGGGGTATCAAAACTGCTTCCTGACACAGCCACACAATTCGGTATGAAAAGCGAGTCAATTGGTCCTTCGACCACGTAAATGCGTTTGCTATAATCCAAGCGATCGAGTCCATAAATTTTCTCCTGTGTTTCATCAACCTTAATGGTATAATACTTAGGTTCTTCTTTACCGTATGCTCTGCCTTGGAAAGCAAAACATTTACCTGCTGGTGTAAAGAAAGGAATGATCATACGTGGATGTTCATCCTTGATTGGCTCTTGGAATTTAGCAGTCACTGAATTAGTAAATGCTTTAAACTTCGGAGCAAAATACAAAAGACTCCAGTTTTCACGTGGAATCTTTCGTTCGATAACATACTTAACTGCTGGGTGCGTCAGTGGTAGTTTATCAATTCTTGATAGAGATGATAAGATATCATCTTCGAGTAAATCTTCTGTTGGAGTTTCTAGAGTGACACTGGTATCAGCAATGTCTTTGTGATCATTGTATCTTGTTGCGCCACCTTTGTAGCGTTCAAGAACATATTCATCATATAACTTAGTATCGACATACTTGATTAAGTTACCGAGATTGGTACTGTAACCACAGTTATGACATTTTACGAAAAGATCTGCTTTGGCACGAAAGATATAGCCACGTGCTTTTAGTTTGTTGGTTGAACTATCTCCACACACTGGACATGAAAAGTTCCAGACATAGTCTTTCTTCTTTGTGAAGTTCCTTAGACGACTGCCAAGGATTTGTGCATATTTGTTATCGATGTATAGCATATAGAGTAATTATACTCCACATGCTGTTGCAAAGCAAACTTTATTTTATAAATTTTGACAAAAAGTCAATGTGTCCGATTAGATAACCGCAAACAATTGCACCACCTACAATCATCCAACGCCATCTCTCAAGAATATCTACACGTTCATTAATCGTATCCATTTTCTTTGACATTGCAATATGTTGTTCTTCATCCGACTTTGCAAGTTCATCAATCTTGTGATCGATGTGGTCAGTGATCTCACGATTACCTGTAGTAATACGTGAGTGAAGTTCTTTGATGTCTTGCTTTACGGCAGCAACATCTTCTTTTATGCCTTCTACTTGTGCTTCCAATTTAGCGATTCTTTCCTGTGGTAGATGTTCCATTTATTTAACACTCTCGAATATTTGTTTTTGGCTATTATACCATTCAATCCAAGTGTCTACTTTGATCTGACATTCTTGGTATTGACCATAGTTTTTAGAAACAACAGAAACTACTTCACTTAGTTTCGTTGTTGGCTCGAGTAACATCAAATCTGGACAAGCCACCTTTAGTTCGGGAGGAACCTCTGGAAAACTTCTCTTTACTGGTGTTGATAAACAACCAGTTAATAATAATACAGGAACAATCAATAGTAGTTTCATTTCACTTTCCTCTTTGCAGCATCATTGAGGATATTAATAACTTCAGCATCAACAGTACATTGCGAGTCAATGCGCTTCTCAACTTCTTTAATTCGTTCTTGTATTACTACTTGCGTTTCTTTCACTATCTTAATTTTATCTACGTATATTTTTTGTATTTGTATATTGCTCTTCTTAGATTCGGCTTCAGAAGCAGCAACTTTAGTTTCTAACTCAGATACTTTATTTCTCCAAGACATTTCAGTAGCATAACTTCCATAGAAATAAACACCGCCAATCATAAGAATAGTCCCAACAATTCTAGCAATTCCAGAATATGGAATTAATGGTGGAATGAATCTTGTAAGAAAACTAAGGGCATAGATGCCTATGCCCGTAATCATAATACCAAAGACAACTAAATGGAGTACCGCATCAGGTACAAATGACAACATCCACATTTAACAAACCTCTTTAACTGCTAGTGCTGGTCTGCGAGCCATACCCATGATAGGTTTCTTTTTGCTCTTTGGTTCAATCTTTGGTTCATTTGTAGAAACTGCTGCACCAGTTGCATTAGCTGGTGCATCTTCTGCTAAAACTTTCTTGATAAGAATTTCTTCTTCAACAAGAATAACATTGTGGTTTAATGTTTCGATCAAATTCTTATACTTGGTTTCCATATTAGATGTAGTTCTTGAACCACTCTCATAATACTCTCTGATCAACCATAATGCTGCAGCCATACTCTTTAACTTATTTTCTCCACCAAGTCTATTGATCAATTTCTTCATATTGAAAACTAAACGATGTAGGTATGTGTAAGAGTTTTTCTCTTGATCCGTAGTCAGCATATTTGAACGCTTGATCGCATTACCATGTGCATCGATAATACCTAATCTGAATGCATCTGTTTGCGGGAAATCGGTCACAAGCATGCGAACAATTCTATAAGCAATCATGTTGTCTACAATGCGACTCATTAGAGTTTCCTTAAATTTGCGATGATATACTCATCTAATGTAACATCAGAAAGTATGATTCCATATTCTGGAATAGTTTCAGGCATACGATCGAGATATACTAAAAACGTAATCAGTGAATCCCAGCAAGATTCTTCTATCTTAAAAAACAACATATTTGTTGTGGCTTCACCAAAAATATTGTAAAGAACAATAATATGATTAAGTATCAATCGTTCTCTCAATTCATTATTATTCTTATAACGAGATAATAATTTTTTAAGATAGAGGATCTTTTTTAAATCTTCTTCAAATTCTTGCAGACTGTGACATTGTGGATTGTCATAATGATGCATTGCATATACTAAGAAATTCGCTTCAGTTAATTTTTCATTCACACCATAATACCTTCAAGAAAGAGATGGGGAGAAAACCTCCCCATCTTACATACATAATGTATTTATTATGCGTCTGCTACAGTCGCATCGTCAGCAGCATCAGATGATACACCAACCGCAGTTCCCATAGCAACTAAGCAAACTGCTTTGTAACGTGTTGCGCTTGCAGAGTCAGTATATGTTTTAACTCTCCACCAGCCTGAATGTGTAATGCCCTTTAGTCTGTTAGAAGCGATAGTTGCTTCAGTAGAGTCAACAAAGAATGTTTGATCCAAAGAAGTCTTACCACTAGTTTGGTTAGAATCTTGGTAAACAAACTTTGGTGCTTTCTGGATCTTTACGTTAGCAATCGCTAGAGTTGCTGCAGTAGTTCCAGTAAAGTTATCAGCCAAAGTTAATGCTGTGTTAGAAGCGATAGCTGCAACACGATTTTTAGTAGTTGTACCAGAAGTGATCATAAGAACATCACCCACTGATAAGTCTGTTAAGAATGTAGTGCTAACACCAGTAACAGCAGTGCTAGCATTTGTTACGTTAACTGTTGTGCCAGCAGATGGTGCTGCCGAATCGATATTTCCCCATAGTGCCATTTTTGTTCTCCTTAGATTGGACTATTATTATTTATGCTTGATGCAATTTAGAATTTCCGAGATTGGCTCTTGCACCAATCTTTTGTCCCACTTTTCGCCCAGCCTTTTTTGGCTCTGCTTTTTTCATATCGTCTTTTGTCTCGAATGCTCCAGCTGGATCTTCATAGTCTGCACCATAAGAACGACCCTGAACTTTACGAGTTGGCAGATCTGCCATTTTAATTTCATCTATACGATTTAAGAAATCAGAGAATGATACTGATTCTTTCTTAACCATTTTCTTTTTAGCTGGTTCCCATTTTTCTTCATGTGGTGCTTCACCTGGAAGGTTTACATGATCAATCTTTTTAAGTGGTGCTGTTTCATCTAATTTAGATGTAACATTAAATTTATGAACTTCACCTGCGCCAACTTTACCATCTTTATGCGCTTTAACATGAACTTCAGATCCGCTAGTGTGTTTAACAATTCCAGAGATCTTGTCGCCAGTTTTAGAATGATAGAAGTCCATCTCTTGACCAGTCTTCATATGCTTGGCCATGTCTGGATGCATCTTACCTTGTGAAGCAAACTCACGATGATTAACTTCATCGAGTTGTTCGTTATCTTCTTTAATGGCTTTTTCTTTAACCTTACCAATAGCACGTTGTGCTAATGCACGTGCTGAATCCATACCTGTACGACTTGGATTATTTGGTTTCTTAAAAGTAGATTTGTATGGACCATCGAAAGGAGGATCTTCTTTTTTGCCAGTATCAACAATCTCTCCAGTTGTTTTGTTTTGGTAAACTGCTTCTTTTACATTTGTTGGCATACCATTGATTGGTTTACGTGCTGCTTTGAGTGCTTTGTTCTCAGGTGTTCCTTTGATATACTTTTTATCAGGAACTGGAGCAACTGGTGCATTTTCTTTTTGGAGTAACTCGAAGTCTTTTTTATCAAGTTTACCATTCTTATTCTTGTCTAGATTCTTTTGTCCACCAATTAGTTTTTCATCTAATTCATGTTCTTCGCTAAAATGACTATGAGGAACTGTAGTCTTAGTAGCTGTCTTATTAGAAGAAAAGTGAACATCTTCAACATCACGATGAACATTTACTTTAGCACCAGTTTCATCTTTGAAAGAAGTTTTTTCACCATGTTTCAAATTTCTGATTGCTTCTTGATGTTCTGGATGTAAAGGATATGAATGGCTGGCTCCATGATGAACAGTCATCATCTTACCCCAGCTATGTTTCTCAGATTTAACTGATGCTTCTTGAATCGGCTGAACCTGTTCAGCTGTAAAAAATTTAAATGATTTCACTTTGGTTACCTTTAATTTTTGTGTTCCAATATCTGACACTGGACTGCCAGCCGTTTCTATTTTATCTGTACCTGATGGTTGCAGAGTTCCTTCATGCATTTCTGGACGATAATACTTACTAAATTTCTTGAAGTCTTTTTTAATGTGGTCATGATTATCTTCATGACCAACTAAGTGACGACCATGAGCAGAATCAAGATAATGCTTTACAGTTTTGTCATCACTATCAGTCAAACTTTTAACATGAGCATGAATCTTTTCATATGCATCATCACCATTATGTGTTGTTTGGTGTTGGCCATGATAACCGAATCCTGGATTACCAGTTTTTACTTCATCTAATTTCATACCAGCCATCATGTCTTTAAACTTCTTCAATTGTTTCACACGATCGGCTTGCTGATCGTGAGTTTCTTCTTTGACTTGATTGTGTTTCTTTAGATCATTATCAAACTGTTTGTTTGTTGCTTTGTTGATGCCTTTGAAACGCTTGTCGCCTTTAGCATAGTTACCAGATGCATCCGCTGCTTTAGCAGAAGCACCTGCAGCTGTTTTATATCTTGCTAGAAGATTAGTGGATAGTTCATCGATCTGTTCTTCTTTAACAAATTCAGTTGCTTTGTGTAGTTGATCACGAACTGCCCTTGAGTCTGTTTTATCAGCAATCTTGTTTAACGTGTTTGCTCTGCGTCTTGCTTTCTCGGCTCCAAAGTTTTTGTCTCCAGTACTACGACGACCAACTTCAATATTGCTTAGCTGAGTTCTTGCTTTTTGCATATAACTTCTGGTAGTCATACCACTGATCTCATCAATTTGTTCTTCTTTAATATGACGATGAGTAAAGTGAACTTTAGTCTTACCACCATGTTCTTTTTCAACATGGGCAGAAATACCAGATGCGTGGTGAACTGGGTCACTCTTTGATGTCATCTCTTCACGATTGTGATGCATATCAAACTCATGTGGTTTTGAATCATAACCAGAAGTCTTTTTGTAACCCATCTTTTGTAGATGTTTAAAGACTGCTTGGTGATCTGACTCTGTTTCAACATGCTTCATATTATGAATTGGTTTGTTATCACGTTTGTATGTGCTTTGTTTTGCAGATGAAGACTTTACACCTTTAGAGAAATCCGAGATATGTTTGTTTAACTCAGAAACAGACTCACCTAATTCTTCTTTGGATTGTAGATAATCTCTAACAGTAGTGATATAATCTTGAGCCAATGTAATTTTAGACTGAACCCACTCTGGCATATTATCATTATCTTTGATCATATCAATCAAATCCTCACAATTACGTAGAGTAGTTTGCAACTGAGTGCGAGCCATCTGTCCTTCGTAATCGTACTCACCTTTATCAACAGCAGTTAATGCCTCATCGATAGTTTCTAAAATCTGTTCATAGTGTTCTTTAACTTCAGAACTAATTGCATTTTTAGACTTACCATATAGTTTACTTCTTTTTAAAGAAGATGTAACTAATTCTTGTTCGTTTGCTGCTAATTTTTCTCCACGTCGGTGACGAGAAATAAGTTTACTTAGATAACTGTCTTCCATAAGATCTTTATATGTTTTAAGTTCTTCCTTAATACCCATACCTTTACGCACATCGTTGTACATTGCATCTTTATGTTCTGGTTTCATTGATGATGGTGTTCCTTTATGAAACTCTGCTTTATTACCAGATGCTGCATGCTCACGCATTTTACTTGCAGACATTCCTTCAGTACCGTCTGCATCTGGATCTCTCTCACCAGAAGAATGTACTGTTATCTTTTTAAATTTGTAGTGACCATGGCCAGAATCTTGCCCATTATACTTATGTAGTAGATCATGCATATCTTTATGACGATCAGAACCAGCAACTACATGTAAGTGAGTTACACCTTGTTTGTGTAACTCTGCAGCATGATGTAGGATAGTTGGCTTTTCTTTACTAGAAGATGAAACATTAGTTCCTGGAAATGCATTCTTTGCATGATTAACTTTTTGATCTGCAGAGAGAGGATTCTTTTTAGCATCTTGACTATGAGAAACAATTAAAGAATGACCAGCACCATGTTCTTTGGCAACATCATGCATCTTTTTAACAACAGCTTCATGACCAGAAGTTACTGGATTCATGCGACCGAATACCATGGCATGGTGTTTTTCAGACCCATGACCACCTGCATCTTTGGCTTCTTTAAATGTAATCATTTTTTGTATACTTTTAATAGGTTGGCTTTACTAAACTCTTTACGATTAACTAATTTAGTTGGCTCTTCTTTACCATTGTGTTCATGATTAACAACAAATCCTTCGGGATCTGTTTTGTTATCACCAATATGGTGATCTAATCCACCAGTATGAGTATTTAAACTTTTAACTAATGTATCTTTTGCTTTGGCCAAATGACTATGAGAAGCCAATAGATTATCGTAATGATCTTTGTTTGCTTCGATGTGTGCTACCTGTGACGCACCTTCACCAGTATGTTTTGCTTTTGCAGCATCAGACTTAACACTTGCTGCTTTCTTTTCGTGATGAGCAGTAACGTGGGATTGTAAACCCTTTGCAGTTGGATCTGTATCTGTCTTAACTGTATGATTGATGTAAGAAGCCAAATGTCCTGCATCACCTTTGTGGGCTGGATGAACAGCATCATACATCTTGTGACCATGAGTATCATGAATTTCTTTGGCAGCAGCCATGTGTTTGTGAAATTGGTCTTGTGCTTCTTTAGGATAATTAACTTTAGAAGTGTCATGGTTAGCAGTCTTAAGATGTACGTCTTTATGATCACCGAAGTTATGATTATCAGGATGTGGAGTTACATGCATTGATTCTAAAGATTTCTTGTCAGCACCTTCTTTGTGCTCATACTTTTGATGAACAGCAACACCGAATTTTGATCCTGCTGCTTTCTTTGCTTCATCGCCTTTGGCAGTATAAGAGATTGTATTTGGAGTAAATTTGGCAGTGCCTGCTTTTTTATCATGCTCGACATCACCTTCAGAGTGCATAATGTCACCTTGATAAACACCTTTCTTTGGTGTCACTTTTGGTAGATGCTGTAGTGCTGCTTTTAGTTTAGTTGCTAGACCTGGAGCATGTCCATGATTCTTATCGATGTCAGCTTCTGTATGATTAATCTTTGGATCTTTATTAAAAGCACCTTTTGTTCCAACAAAGAATTTACCATTACTTGGGTGGTGGCCAAAAACAACTGAAGGTGAACCATCAAACTTCATTGTTAATTTACTACTGTTATTGCCAGCCTTTGTGTGCTCATGCGCAGACATTAATGCCCCATGTGCATGCTCAAAACCTTCGTGGCCATGCATCAGTGGACGATCCTCAGCATGAGTAATGTGTTTTAATTTATCACCAGCATCTGAGCCATGGCCAAGGGCATCTTTTTCTTCTTTTAAATATGTTAAAAATGATTTCATTAGCAGTTCCATTTTCTAAGTGCAAGTGCTTTGCGACTTGGTTCGCCATTTGGTTTCTTCATTGGACCTTCCATACCACCCATGCGAGCACAGAAAGATTTACGACGATTAGCTGCTTTGCTACCAGCTTTTAATTCTGATGGAGGTGTTGTCACTGGTGCTTGTAAATTAGCACCCTTGGCATTATATGCATCACGTCCCTTTTGAGTTAGACCACCAGTAGAACTTTTATGTCCTTTAGCGTCAACTGCTGATTCTTTAATGCATGAACCTTCAGCGCATGGTTTAGTTCCAGGTTTACGTTTGTAACCTGTCCAGCAGGTGCATCCTGACTTATTTCTTTCTTCGAGATATTCTTTAAATGAAAACATTTATTATCCTATTTTCTTGGCAGAAGCACGTAAGAACCATGCATGCTTCTGGTGTGTATCTATTCTATCGGCAATAAAATTACAAACACCTTGTTGTTTGTCTGCATTTGCAATAGTGAACACTTTATTTAGGCTAGCCAAGACTTCCTCATTCGCCTTGATAAGACTAGCCAGAATATCAGAAAGAAGTTCTACTCTGGTAGTCTCTTCCTGTAATGTTTTATACTTGAATAATTCATCTAAACTTACTGGAGCATAATCATCTAACTTACGTAGCAGTTCAGCGATTGGATCTACAGATGCATATACATCAGTATACAGATCTCCAAAGAATTCGTGGAATTGAGTGAACTCTATACCCTCAATGTTCCAATGAAATTGATGAGCCTTGTAGTACATCACTGTTGTATTTGCCAACAGGACTTTGATTGCTGTTTTTAGTTCATCCATTTTTTATGTGTTCTTTAAATGTAATTATTTTAACATCTTGTATCCATTTAGATACTAATTTACCAGAGTCTTCTTTTAGTAGTAGATGATTTGAACCACGCTTAACAATCTCATACTTCTTACCATTAGACTCAACAATTTCTCCGACATTGAAGATTGCACCTGAATGATACATCTCACGAATATCGTCTTTGACTAGATTGATCTGTTCTTTGATTATATCTAACCCAAGACCAGTTCTTATGTCATTCATTAATCTGCGACTATCAAGATCTCTAATAGATGATGGTAGTGCTTTCTTAAACTGTTCATACAATCCTTTAGAAGCAAATGAACGAATATTCTCAGATTCGTCTGGATCGCTTTCTCCAGTATTGATAACAGTTAAATTATATTTCTTTAGTGCTCGTGGAACTTCTGCGCCAGTCACTAAAATAATATTTGAATAACTTTCCTTTAGACTCTTAACGATGTCTACCAAATTCTTTTCAGATTCGACAAAGTTGGTCTTTGGAAAAATCAGATTCAAATACTGAAGTTTCTTTTCTACTAATAGTGGATTCTTTTTCGCATCGCTAACAGTGGATGCATAGATTACGTGGTCTGCGCTACGTTGCTCAGCCAGTGCTTTGACAGCCTTTACAATAAGTTCATGTCCCACGTTTGGAGGGTTAAACTTACCACAGGCTAGAACTACCGTTTTAGATGGGAGTTCTTTTAATAATTGTTTGTAATCTTTCATTTAATCCATCTGTATAGTATTATATCTTATTTATAATCCTCAATGTTTCATCGAGAACTTTATACCTGTATTGTCGGAATCCTTGGCATTGGCTCCATATGCAAACTTAAATTCAGCGTTAGAAAACAACTTCTTAGAGAAGGTCATCGAGTCACCCACAAAGTTTAGATAGACCTGTTCGGTCTTCATCTCTCTACTAATGTTATTTAAGATTTCTTGATAGATCTTATTCTTATTCATATACTCGACTAAAGCATATCCCATTGGGGCTAAGATTAAAGAATAGTATTTTTTATAAGTTGGAGTGCTAAAGACTACAGCTAATGAATCTGGACTAGCATTCTTACCCAACGATTCGTACATTGGAGCATATTCTGTATTGAACATCTTGATTCTGTTAGCTGGGGTTTTACTTGCCGTTGCTATCTTCTGTATAGCTGCAGATACATCTGCAATAGTAAATGTGCCTTTAGCACCAACTATAGATTTAAGAGTAGTGTAAGATGGTAACTTTAAAGTCTCAAATGCTTTAAGAATTTTTGTAGAAGTATTATCGTCAGCACCAGCCAAAGCCTGTAAAACTCCGATGGCTTTTTTTTCTTCTGCAGTTGGTGTCTTATAAACTTTACCGATGTTATCAACAATAGCACCAATTGATGGAGCAGCACCTGCTTCGAATTTAGCAGATACATCAACGTGAACAGATTTAGTGCCAACCTTTTTATCAAGATAAAAATCAACTAATGCTTCGTTACTGATAACAGAGAATCCAAACTTCGTCCAACCCTTACCATGTGGTTGAGTTAGATACCAACGAAGTGATAGAATTTCACCGAAGTCTTTACCGATTGCTTGACGATCTTGTGGCTTAACTGAGACCATTGCTTTCTTGGCTGCAGCGTTCATTGTAATGCTATCTTTGGTAGTCTTATTATCAACAATAGATCTATACAATTCTGTTAAAACAGTTTTGATATCTGCTCCAACTTTAAGATTATCGATACCAGCATACACAGCCTTATCAAATTTAGCAATATCAGTATACCCAGAAGCAATAGTTAAATTTAATTTCTCTGGTGCTAAATCTTTAGTCTTGAGAGTACCCTTCTCAGTAAATGTATTTAGAATAAAACAGGTAGCACCAGTCTTACACTCAGCAATTGCTGTAGTGAGTGTCAGTAATTTTGCTTTATACTTACCAGAGATTGCCTTCTCATCGGTTGCGCTAATATCAGTTAACTTACCTTTTATACCAGAAGATTTTAAAAGATCTTCTAAAGTTCCTGGATGTGCTACTTCCACAGACTTAATCTGAGTCTGATATCTAGATGTTTTTACAGAAGCACCAGCACCTTTCTTCTTAAGAAAGTCTGATATGTTCTTGGCTGTTAAAGCCATTTCAGGATATTTGTATGCCATATAGTTGATCTTACAATAATCAACTATTTAGGTCAAGTCATTCGGTTGTATTTACGATCCCATTTACCGATTTGATCTATGATCTTTCGAGTGGCCATGTTGTTTCTTAAATCGTAATCAAACGTCTTTAAGAAGAAGTGAAGAGTAGAAGAATCTCGTTTCTTTTTATAACGACTCAACAGGGTGTTGATGTCTACTCTGGGTCTGCGCATTTTAAAATCTAGATACACACAATGCGCATATGCTTGTATCTCGTCAAACTCAGAGAGGTACGCTCTCTGTTCATCTTTCTTGGCTATGCCAACTTTCTTATATG